CCACAACAGATGGCAAAAACCGATGATAAACCTGTTACTGTTGTAATTAATATTGACGGCAGAGAGTTTGTACGACAAACAGTGTTTCCTGTACTCAACAAGGAATTTAATTTACAAGGAATAGGATAAGATGGCTAAGAAAACTCCCGACATATTTAACCCCTACTACAACCCTAATAATAGTCGCAATTTTAAAGATGGCGATGACGGATCGGATAACTTAGCCAACAACCATTTTCAATTTCTTGAATTCTTTCACCTTCCATCTGCATATTTCGTCGCATTTAAGGCTTATTTAGAGAACTTTACTGATGATTATTCATCTGACTGGAAAGAAGAACAAGTGTATGGACGTATGGATCCTATTGCAACTTTCCAACGCACAACACGCAAAATTAATTGCGGGTTTAAGGTCGTAGCATCAACAGTCCAAGAAGCAGAGGCAAACATGAGAAGAATTTCTTTACTTTTGCAAATGTTATATCCCTCTTATGAGACAGCCGAAGGTGCTAGCTTATTTACATTTCAGAAAAATGAGCCTATCTCAACGATTAAAGGATCTCCGTTGTTTAAAGTTAAATTTTTGAACTGGATTTCAAATTCCAATACCCCTGGTGCTTCTTCAGCCGAAGAAGGCGGACTCTTAGGTTATATAAAAGGTTTTTCCTTTAAACCCAACCTAGACGGTGGTACATTTCAAGTTGGAACGGATTTATATCCCAAATATGTAGACCTTAATTTCTCCTTGAGTGTTATTCACGAACATTCTCTTGGGTGGGATGTTTCCCGAACTCTTGGTGGTCGTGCCTCACAAGCACTCCTCGGCGGAAAAGGATCTTTTCAATCGAGCCCTGCGGCTCCAGGCTTTCCATATGGGAAAGACATAACACAGAGGAACAAGTCCAAACGAAACAGCATGTCAAAAGAACAGCAAGCCAAATTTAAAGAACTGGCTGCTGCATCCAAAAAACTTATTGGAGGAAATTAGATCATGGTAAGTCGATATGATTCACGTCAAATGTTTCTGAACGTTGAAGAAAAATATGAAAACCTAATGGAGAAAAGAAATACCAAATCAATCCTTCAGTATGCAACCGCAAATCTTACACACCCTACTTCTAATGAGATTGCTAACCTAAGCACGGTTAATCATGTGTGGTCTGAAGGTGATCGGTTTTGGAAATTGGCTGATCAATATTATAATCAATCAGAGTTGTGGTGGATTATTGCATGGTTTAATCGTATGCCCACAGAAGGCCAGGTAAAATTAGGAGACATAGTGGTTGTCCCGCTTCCCCTTTCAAAAATTCTTGATTATTTGGACTTATAAGCTATGGAGGGGAAGCGGGGCAATCTTACAAATTTCGAAGTGCTACCTGATGGAACTGCACGGGGTTCGACAGCTCACCAATCCATCCCCCTCAAGCCAGTTCCTGGTCGCGGTCGGAAACTGTATATTGATGACTATGGCAATACATATGACAACAAAGGAGCCCTAGTTAGACACGGTGATGGCGACCCTACCTCCACACCACAAGCAGCTATATCTTCAGAAGAAGCGGCACTAATGAGTGTACCCAAACAGTCAGACACAACCCCCGGAACCGCTAAATCGAAAGCAAAAAATCTCAAAAGCACAGGTAAGGGCGTACTCAAAAAAGGTTCCAGGGGTGCCCGAGTACGAAAACTTCAACAAGATCTAAAAGACGCAGGATATGACGTTGAAGTCGATGGCATATTTGGAAAAGGTACAGATAAAGCCGTTAGAGAATTCCAAAAAGCTAATGGTTTGACGGTCGATGGCGTAGTAGGAACGAATACACGGAAAAAAATATCTTTAGCAAAAGACCTTAATATTGATTTTGATGACCAATCTTTTTTATGGGATCACTTGGATGAATTTAAAAACGAAAAAGTTGGGGACTTCCAAAAAGAAGCCTCACCAACACCAACTCGTGCGGAAGCGAGCGCGAGGGGGACGGACGACTTCGAACGCATCAGTATAGGGTCAATGTTCAGCCTTTCTCCAGTGTTATATAAAAACTTTCTTCAAATTGAAGATGACGATCCCGTTACCACTACTAATCTTTTGTTTGCCGATGGGATTGATTCTTTAAACAATATTACCACTGCACAACTATCGTCGATTGTGCCTTATTTTAAGCTCCTCAAAGTTTTGCCACAACAGCCCGGTTCAACAAAGCGTAAACGTTTAGAGTTTCCTTTTAACAAGTACACTACGATGTCATCGATTTTAGAATCCCGAGAAAATCGAGGCACAGATGTAGGTTTAAAAAACGTGTCTTGGGAAGATACCGGCGCGAACCCAGGTAATACTGGTTTAGCCTTCAAAGGCGATATGACCTTACATTTTCAAAGTTTTGAAGGTATTTTTAAGACCCGTCGCGTTGATGGCGAAAATATCCGCTTTGCAGATATTATGGTGATTGAAAGTTTGACTGGCCGATCTGCCAAAAAAAATCCTAGTTCTCAGATGGCAGAACAAGCTAATGATACTAATGTTAATTGCAATACTGTTACCGAAATTCACATGGAATGTGGTTGGACACTACCTCCACACGGATTAAAAGGCACACGACAGTTCCGCAAAGAACTAGAAAAGTTAAGGCGAACTTATATTCTTACACCCATTGATCAGGAAATCTCTGTTACAGACAACGGTGCTGTTGATATGAAAGTGACATTCTGTGCGGCCCAAGAAGGCCGCGCCTTCGGTGCAGCTTCTGATTTGCTAAATATCAGTGACATTGATCCCAAGAGCACCACAGGCTATTTTGCGGGGAGGTCGCAGAGCGCAATCGATAAGGCGAGGACCACTCTCAAAGACACTAGAAAGGCCCAAATAGAAAATAAAAACCGATCCAAGAATCAGAAAAAAAAGGATCAAGACGAAATAAAAGAGCTACAAAAAAAATTGGGAGAAGCCCGCGCAAATTTAAGAAGTATTCAATATCAACGATTCTTAACAGTGTTGCGTCAAGGTGTGGCGTCGAGAGGATCCACTAAACTAGAATCTCGGATATTTTATGCAAGCATTACTAAAGAAGTAATGAATCGGTATAAAGAATATCTTAGGGATAGTGCGATGGCATATGAATTGCGTACAGAAGCTAAGGAGAAGGAAGACAAAGAAGATGCCCGTGAAGCATTTGAATATTATCGTTCCACTTACCAAAAGTTTATGGCGGCCCAATACTTCTCGACTTCCAATCAAGCTGGAAATATTTATGATTTGGGAAATGTCGAAGTAGATGAGGAAGGTAATCGTAAAAAAGCCAAGTCACAAGCCGATGAATCCGGAAGATATAGGTTGCATTACATATATTTGGGTGATATTATCGAAGCTGCGATGAGTATTTTATACGATAATCCTTACTTAGAGGAGGGAAAAATAGTAGGAACAGATAAACCAGCATGTCCGGTTGTTAAAAATACCGTAAGAGTCCTGATGGGTTCACTTTCCTTTCTAGATCCAAGCACTGGTAATTCTAAAAGTATTGCATTGGCTGATGTGCCTGTGGCTTTTAATTATTTTAATGCTTGGTGGCACGATAATGTTGTAAAGAGAAATCTGAGCAGTTATCCCTTGCGGCGGTTTCTGTCGGATTTGTGTGGAAAACTACTCAATAATGTAATGTCGCCTAAGCGTTATGGTGGAATGCCGGGGAAAAAGATGAGGTGTACTGTGCAATCAGTATGGACAAAGGACGGACACCCACTTGATACAGAATGGTCGCGGTCAGGTGATGTGCCTAAAAAACGGATTAATGCTAAGGAGGTTTTCAAGAACCGCACCAAAGGTAAGGCCCATGTATATTCCCAGTGGCTCTATGTATCCATCGCTGGTGGTCAGACACAAAATTCAAAATTGAAGGGAAAAATTGATGACGACGAAGAAAAGAATATTCCTCATTATTTTGTGGGAGCTGATACTGGTGTGGTTAAAGGCATTAGTTTCTCTAAAACCAAAATACCTGGAAAGCGAGAATCCTTGATCGCTCGCAGTAAAGTAAATGGTACTGCCGCCGACAATCTTTTATTTTCCGACCGCTATGATGCCAACATTAGGGTCATCGGCAACCCAGTATTCAAGCCGGGTATGTTGGTTTATGTAGATCCTCGCTCAATGGGTTTGGGAATTAGTGATATTAATCCAGCTGAATATATGTCATCCTTGGGCATTGGAGGATATTACCGCGTTGTAAGGGTGAATAGCAAACTCGACTCTAACACCTTTGAAACAGAAATTAAAACGATTTCAGAATTTTCTTCACGCGAAATCGCCAGAAATAAAAAGGGGGAAGCTAAATGAATGATGACGACTATGATCCAGATCCCACAAACGAATTTGTAATTCCTAGAGGCAACAATGATCTCTCCGCTTATGCAATGTTTACACAGCGTAAATATTATAGCACACAAGTTTATCCTAATAAATTTTGGGCACCTTCCCCTTTTGATTTGTGGTATAGCCGTCCATTGTTTGGTAAGGTAAACCTAGATGGCGATCCTGTTTTCGCCCCATCTACAGTTTTAAAACAAGTGGAGAGCAATGTCTTTGTATTAGATTTTGTGGCCGATGCTTTTAATGATTTCAAAACTGAGTTTCTTTTCTTAAACAAAAACATTGTTGAGGGAACTCCTTATGCTCTTTTGACACCCAGCAGGGGTTGGGATTCTGCTTTAGATCTTTATGACACTTATTTGGATGGAGTTTATGATAACTTTATCTCATTTTGGGAACAAACTAAGAACACACACCATTTGCTAGACTTTGATGAGTTTATGGATGTGTTTTATAATTTTATAAACAATATGTCACCAGCTATCCCCATTACTTTAGGGCAATTTATATTGTCTAAATTTTGTCCACCTACAATAAGTGGTTTAATGTTGGATCTTTCAACTGATGGTCATGGAAATGACATAGATAAATTTAACCATTTCTTAAATGATGAGAGTTTCTTGTGTTTTGCCGAATCAGCCCAACGCTTTGGGTTCAAGGTGGATAAGAATTATCCTGGTCGATTGATCGCAGATATTAACTCTCCAGTTATGAATCGAAATGGTGATCCCTTGGTGGCACCATCGCAAGGCGGCATGGGATATATGTTGCGTTACCCTCAAGCCCCTTCAACACCCAAAGATTTTTATGCTGTTCAACCCACACCGCCCCAGCGCAAGGTTGTGCCCCGACCAGATGAACACCCTTCTGTGCCTTTTGAAGTAGGTGACAGAATTTCGCTTGCTGTCGTGCGAGGAGAGAAGACCAATGGTTTTACTTATACCATACTCAAAGATCACACGACTTTAATAAATCGCCAGAGCGAACCGGGATACAGAGCTAAAAGGTATAAACAAAAAAATGTTCTTAATTTTCTCAAAAATAAAGTCTTGGCATCAAAAACTAATGGGTTCTTTCTTCCAATTTATGGACACCTCATCTCTCTAAGTACAAATTCCAATTTTCAAAATATTTCTACATCGATTTTTGGAGCCTCTTATACCCCTCCCAACGAGGATGTCGCTATCATTGATATGAAAAATTTAGAAGGCACCTTGGGCACTTCCCCCCATGGCATTTGGATGGGTAATGATGAAAAAATATATGCCGTGCAAGCCGATGAGAATGTAGAAAATATTATAGATGATGGAAGAGAATATAGATTTACTACGGGCTTTTGGCCCGACCATATGTATGTTGAAGTACCATTGTCTGCCTTACACTTAAAAGATGATGTGACACCTTTTACAATTAAACGATTTAAAGAGCGTGTAGATTATCCTACAAAGTTACAAAAATATACTCAACAACAACAAGCAGAAGATAAGAAATATTCGACTCAACAGCAGCACTATGAGAATGAAACCCTTCCGCAGTGGAACTTAGAGAAATCTGAAAGTGAAAAAGAGTGGGCTTATTTTGAAAACCCTAGCAATAGATTAACTTTAAGTAATTTATTTACTCGCAGATTTGGAAGAACATCCTTGGCCGGGGTTGAGTTATTAAAAGAGGTGTGTATGCAATTTTATTATTCTTTTGCCCAAGTAAATCCAACCTCTACACAAACCAGCGTGGTTCCTTGTGGTCACGATTCCTATATCACCAAAAGTCAAATTGTGAAAAGAGAAAAAATTACTAAAACATTAATAAAAGAAAAGTATCCTGAGACTTATTGGATAAAGCAATACATTCTTTTTTGTAATGCCCAGTCACAAAATAAATATGGCATTAATAAACTTAAATTAATACGTCAGCGAGCGATGGAGATTTACCATACAAAAGGTACAGTATCTTCTATAACATATGTGCATAAACAAATGCTACCAACCCAGGAAGTCGTTTCACTCCCCTCTACTGTTTTTAAAAAATAGATCTTGACCGCATTCAAAAAATGTGATACGATCTGAATATGTTATTTCAAATAATAGATAACAAACAAGTATGTCCGAGTATATACTCAAATAGACAAATTATTAATGATCCTCAATATGAAACCTTAACCAAAACATGGTCATATAATTCTTCTCTAAAAGATTATGATATTGATTATGCATCTTTATATGTTGGTGGGAAATCATTGGACGAATGTTGTCCTGACATTTTAAAAGATAAATGGGAAAAAGTCAAACAAAAACATTTGGCACTTCTTAAGAGTTTTGAGATTGGTAAGGTTAATTATAATGATTATTGTTTTTATGATCTTGTTCCAGAATCTTTTGTGATGGAATATTTTGAAGCCAAGTCTCAAATCACTGATCATGTTCTTAGTACACAGGAAAAGCCATCAAATTATGATTTCATGGTAGAGTTGTCTGAATTGGTTAATGATATAGCAAAGAATAAATTAACCTTAAACACATCAGGATTAGATGAATCCCTACATCAATTGAGAACAAGAAAGTTCAAAGACAAACTTCACAGGATAAGTCCTTATGTTAAGTATAATGTCTTTGGAACAATCACAGGACGACTAACCACAAAGAAGGATTCATTTCCAATTCTTACAATGGACAAAAATTATAGAAAGATAATTCAACCAAAGAATGATTGGTTTATTGAATTGGATTTTAACGCAGCAGAACTAAGGTGCTTGCTGGCACTAAACGGAGTTGATCAACCAGAGATGGACATCCATGAATGGAATGGGAAAATCTTAAATAAATTATTTGATCATATAATGGACAGAGATGAAATTAAACGTAAGATCTTTAGCTGGCTTTATGGGCCGCCAAATGCTTCTCTTGGTATCCCTGAAATTGAGGGATATTATAATAAAAAAGAGGTGCAAAAGAAATATTGGAACGGTACACAGATAGAAAATCCTTTTGGTCGGATCATTGAGGCCGATGAATTCCACGCTTTAAACGCAATCATTCAAAGCACCACATCAGACACATTTTTAAGGCGAGCAATCGCAGTAAATAAAATGTTAAAGAATAGAAAGTCCTTTACAATGGGGCTTATTCATGATAGTATGGTGATTGACTATGACCGTAATGACAAAGATTTATTGGAAGATTTAATAAAAGAATTTGGTAACACCGAGTTGGGTAAATTCAAAGTAAATGCTAGCTTGGGAACAAATTTTGGTAACATGAGGAAGTTTCGATGAGCACCAAACAATTTAATAAGCTTGTAAGGGATCGCATTCCCGAAATTATTAAAGAAAAGGGTAAGAGCTGCAAATTCAGAATCGCAGACACTAAAGAATATCGCCGGAAGTTAATGGAAAAACTCCAAGAAGAAACGTCAGAATTCATTGAAACTCCCTGTGTTGAAGAATTGGCAGATATTCAGGAAGTCATTGATGCTCTTTTGAAGGAGTATAGGTGGACTGGCCTGAAAGCGGTGACAGAATTTAAAAAAATAACACGCGGTGCTTTTCGTGACAAGATTATTCTTGAGGAGGTTTCAGAATAGTGGACACCATCATCGGTCTTGGAAACGCCGGTTGCAATATAGCAGACGAGTTTGCCAAATATTCCCAGTATTCTATCAAAAAAATCGATGTTGGTCTTGAGAAGACCAAGACCACCTTCCCCATAAAAGAGTGTGAAAAGATTGAAGATTACGAAGAAAAACTGCCCACACTTCAGCATTTTTTCAGGGGTATCCATGGTGATATCCTCTTTGTCGTCGGTGGTGGTGGAAAAATATCATCAGCCTCCCTAGCCACCTTACGTTATTTAAAAAATAAATGCAAAATTAATGTTTTATATATCCGACCAGAGTTATCTTTACTAAATGAAACCCAATCAAAACTAGAAAGATTGGTTTACAACGTTTTTCAAGAGTATGCAAGATCCGGTGTGTTTGAAAGACTCTATTTGGTATCAAATGAAGAAGTCGAAGCGGTCCTCGGAGGCGTCTCTATTAAAGATTACTATAATAAAATTAATCAAATGGTTGTTTCCACAATTCATATGATTAATGTTTATAATAACAACGAATCATTAACAAATACCTTTAGTGATCTGCCCGTGGGGGCAAGGATTACATCCATAGGCATGAGCGATTTAGAAAAAAATGAGGATAATATGTTTTTTTCTCTTGACAGCGTGTCTGATATCGTGTATTATTACACACACAATAAAACAAAGATTGAAACGGATCCAGAATTAATGAGCAAAATAAGAAAATCAATATCGACTCATAAGGAAGAAGGTTATAGAGTTACTTATGGAATTTACGAAACGGATTACGATCAAGATTATATTTATTGTTTAAATCACACTTCGGTGATACAAAAATAAAAATTGGGGGGTTGGGAGATTTGCCAACCTCACCTTAAAATGAGGAGAAATAAAATATGGCGTTAGATTTAGCTAAAATGAAGGCTAAACTCCAAGAGTCAGAATCTGGAGGGAAGTCAAGATCAGATAATGTGTGGTGGAAACCACAAGAGGGGGATCAAGAAATTCGCTTGGTTCCAACTGAAGATGGTGATCCATTTAAGGTTTATCACTTTCATTATAATTTGGGTGATGGTGCCCGTGGTGGTGTTCTTTGTCCCAAACGACAATTTGGTGACAACTGTCCAATTTGTGATTTTGCTTCAAAACTGTGGCAAGAAGGCACTGACGATAGTAAGAAAATGGCTAAGTCGCTTTTCGTTCGCCAACGATTTTTCTCTCCTGTGATGGTGAGAGGTGAAGAAGAAACGGGAGTACGTGTTTGGGGTTATGGCAAGACCATTTATGAGACATTGTTGGGTCTTGTTCTTAATCCTGATTATGGTGATATCACTCACGTAGACACAGGCGTTGATTTTACATTGACGTATACACTCCCAAAAACAAAGGGTGCATTTCCGCAAACCAATCTGGTTCCAAAGCGTAAATCATCTGCACTTGCAAAAACAAAGAGTGGGATTAAAGAAATCCTAGAATCCATTCCCGAAATTGATTCATTGTTTCAACGCAAGTCACCAGCCGACGTAAAAGCAATCTTGGAGTCGTTCCTAAACCCGATTGATGGTCCAATGGTTGAAGATGTTGGAGTAAGCAGTGTTGACGAAGCCATTCGTGAACTATCTGCGTAGTAATTAAAAACATATATAGTTTTTGGAAGCTGCCGTTGTATTAAATATCGACGGCAGCTTCTTTTTCTTGGGAAATTTATGAGTAACGGAAAATTATCATCAGTAGATATATTAAAGATGATCAATAAAAAGGCTGGCAGAACCGTCGCCTTTGCAGGTGATCAAGAAAACCCGGCAGACATTAAAGATTGGATCCCCACCGGATCACGATGGCTCGATTCCATCATTTGTCGCGGTCAGTTAGCAGGCATACCAGTTGGACGCTGCACAGAGATCGCAGGTCTTGAGAGTTCAGGCAAGTCTTATATGGCTGGTCAAATCGCTCGTGAAGGCCAGAAGAAAGGTATTAAAGTGTTATATTTTGATTCTGAAGCCACAATGACAAGCGAGTTCTTGGAGAAGCTAGGGTGTGATATGGATAGTGACAACCAAATTGTTATAATCCAACCAGAAGACGTTGAAATGGTTCTAGAAACTATGGAAATGTGTATGGCAAATGACCCAGATAATCGTTATTTATTTATTTTGGACTCACTGGCTATGACTCCGTGTCGTGCAGACTTAGAAAAAGATTTTAATCCACAATCATCAATGGCACAAATGCCACGGGTATTGTCGATTGGTATGAAGAAGCTCACAGTTTCGCTGTCCAAAACACAATCAACATTTCTTGTCCTTAATCAACTAAAAACAAATATTAATGTTAACAATCCTATGATGATGTTATCGCAGCCTTGGTTCACTCCTGGTGGCAAAGCAATCATTTATTCTTATTCATTACGATTGTGGCTGACAGGGTTAAAGGGTAAGAAGACTTTTATTGAAGACGATAATGGTTATCGAATTGGTTCTGAAGTTAAAACAAAATTAGAGAAATCTAAATTCGGAACTCAAGGACGCATTTGTAACTTTAAGATTTTGTGGGGGGGCGATGAAGTGGGAATTATGAATGATGAATCTCTCTTGATGGCTATCAAACCATCTGAGAGGCTTAAAAATTCGGGTGCGTGGTTTACGTTGGAAGGTTATGAAAAGAAATTCCAAACAGCCACGTTCCCTAAACTTATGAAAAGCGATCCAAAGTTCGCAAAGCTCGTCTATGATATTATGGATGAAGAAGTCATCCGAAAGTTTGAAAACAAAACAGGAAAAGCAGAAGATTTTTATGATCTAGAAGAACAAACTCTAGAACAGGAGAAGTAGATGAAATCGGTTGTTTTGTTTGATATGGATGGAACGATAACGCCCGCAAGAAAACCTATTGAACCTAAAATGGAAGAAGCATTAAGAAATCTTCAGACAATATCAGAAGTTGGCATTGTTACAGGCAGCGAATTTGATTATGTTATGGAGCAGTGCGGTTCGTTTTTAAATTCAGATGAAGATTTCTCTAATCTAACGATTTTGCCTTGCAACGGAACACAAAAATATATCTTTAAAGATGGCGAATGGTCAAAAGAATCGTCACTTAATATGCGAGAGCATTTGGGTGAAAAGATATTCCGCAGATTAATGTTTATGCTTTCTGAAAGAATATATATTACTCATCTTTGCAATGCAAGTTGGGAAATTCCCTTGTCTGGACAATTCATTTCTTATCGCGATTCGTTAATTAATTGGTGCCCCATCGGACGCAAGGCCACAGCCGATGATCGCAAGCGTTTTATTGAAAGGGACAAAGAACATGGAATAAGAGAACACAATTTGGAAGTTTTTAAAAGAGGAGATCTAAAGGAAGCAGTTGAGTTTGCCCTCGGCGGCAATACCTCCATTGACGTTTATCCAATAGGTTGGGACAAGACTTATGCCTTAAATCATTATGAAGATTATGATCACTGGTTTGTTGGCGACAGGTGTACGCTTCCAATGGGAAATGACAAACCACTTTATGATAAAATTAGAGAAACAAAGCCTGATCAAGCATTTGAAGTTAAGACAACTAACGATACTCTTGAAATCATCAACAACATTATAGCACATATTAATACAGAGGAATAAAATGTCTCAAAAAATATTAATCATTGACGCGATGAACATGTTCATAAGATCTTATGTCATGAACCCAAGCCTTGGAGCAAATGGTGCGCCCATTGGAGGAACAAAGGGTTTCTTGATGTCTCTACAAAAAATGACAAGAGATATACAGCCAGACAATGTTGTGGTTGTGTGGGATGGTGGTGGCGGAAGTGCGAAAAGACGCACAATTGTTAAGGAATATAAAGAAGGGCGCAAACCTCTTAAGCTCAATCGTGCATATAAAGGAATGTCAGCACTTGAGGAATCCCAAAACCGCTACGATCAAATGAGAAAGACCATTGAATATCTTAATGAAATGCCAGTGGCTCAATTGATGGTGGAAGACATAGAAGCAGATGATGTAATCGCCTATATCTGTCAAATGCCCTCGTTAAAAGAGGATGTTAAAATTATTGTATCAATGGATAAAGATTTTTATCAGTTGTGTGATGACAAGACAATGATTTATAGCCCAGTGAAAGATGAATTCTTAAACAAAAAGAGAATCATCGAACAATTTTCTATTCATCCCAACAATTTTGCGATGGCCCGCGCCATAGATGGTGACAAATCTGACAACTTAGAAGGGATCAAAGGAGCAGGACTCAAGACGATTGCTAATAAGTTTTCCTTTCTTGCTGAAGAAAAATCATATACTCTTGATGACTTGTTTAATCATTGTCGGAGAGACGAGTCGGGATTAAAGTTGTATAAAAATATTTTATCAGAAAAAAATAAAGTTGAGCTAAATTATAAATTAATGCAACTCTATTCGCCCTACATTTCAACCCAAAGTTCCCAACATATTAAAACTACTGTTGAAAATTTCAAGCCGTCATTTAACCGAACTGAAGTTCTAAAGATGATGTCACTTGATGGCATTCACGAGTTCAACTGGAACTCACTTTTTCAAAAATTTAGATCGATTATTGACGACGCTCGCGACTAATTACAATATCCCCTCACAAAGAGCTTGACAAAGTTTTTTGATTGAGGTATGATCTAGAAACACATCAGGCACACGAGGTTACAATGTCCACAAATGATAAAATTTCTTTCTCTAAATATGGTAAAATTTTTCAAGAAAAGCTCGCTTTTATTATCTTAGATGATCGTGTTTTTGCTGATCGAATGATGGAAGTTTTAAATATTGAATTCCTAGAATACAAGTATCTTCAAGCATTTACAGAAAAAGTCTTCCAATATAAAAGAAAATATGGATCGCAACCATCTCACGATACGATGAAGACAATCATTAAGTCCGGTCTGGATGATCTTAATGAAGCGTTACAGAAACAACTTCGGGAGTATTATGCTCGCGCACTTACAAATATTAACATACTTGAATCGTGTGAATATATTAAGGATACAGCACTGGATTTCTGTCGCAAACAGAAGTTACGAGAGGCGATGATGAAGTCGTCTACACTCCTTCAAAAGTGCTCATTTGACGAGATTTCTGTACTCATTAACAACGCCCTTAAAGCAGGTGCCGACGCAGACTTTGGGTACGATTATATCAAAGATTTTGATAAAAGATTCGAGTTCTCTGGTCGTGATACCATCACTACTGGCTGGCGACGAATGGATGAAATCACTGGTGGTGGGGGAGGTCGCAAAGAGTTAGGAGTTGTGATTGCTCCAACTGGTGTGGGTAAATCAATGGTGCTTGTCCACCTGGGAGCAACCGCAGTTAAAGCAGGGATGACCGTGGTTCATTATACTTTGGAATTGCGCGATACAGTTATTGCCAATCGTTATGATTCGTGTATCACTGGTATTCCTCTGGATGAATTGATGGATCGCAAGCCCGAGATTAGGGAAATGATTAATGATTGCGATGGCACCCTTATTGTTAAAGAATACCCTACCAAAACTGCCACAACAAACACAATTCGAGCACACATAGAAAAATTAAAACAACAAGGAATAATCCCAGACATGATCATCGTGGATTATGCTGATCTTTTACGCACCCTATCAACCCGACGCGAAAAACGAGAAGAACTTGAATCCATCTATGAAGAACTCCGAGCCATTATGATGGAAAATAATGTAGTTGGCTGGACAGCATCTCAAACAAATCGAACAGGACTGCAAGCAGAAATTATTACTATGCAGTCAATTTCAGAGGCATTTAACAAGTGTTTTGTTGCCGACCTTATCTTTTCGGTATCAAGAACAACAGAAGATAAACAAAAGAATGGTGGAAGAATTTATATTGCGAAGAATCGTAACGGTCAAGATGGTCTAGTGTTTTCAATCTTTATGGACACAGCAAATATTGATATTAAAGTGTTGGAGAGGTATGATCCCAACCAAGCAACAGGTCCAAGTCTTTCTCAAGAAGAACAACAAAAATTTATGTTAAACAAATATAAGAAACTAATGAAGGGAGCGACTATGTAATGGAACTATCAAGTAAAATTCTATCTGATATTACTGTGTTTATGAAATATGCCAAATACCGAGAGGATTTGGGAAGAAGGGAAACGTGGGGAGAGTTAGTCACACGGAACAAGGAGATGCACATTAAGAAATTTCCTTTTATGAAAAGAGAAATCGAGGGTGCATATAAATTAGTTTATGATAAGAAAATATTACCGTCAATGCGCTCGCTACAATTCGGAGGGAAACCTATTGAGATTAGCCCAAACCGTGTTTATAATTGTGGCTTCTTGCCTGTTGATGACTACCGAGCTTTTAATGAAATTCTATTCCTCCTTTTAGGTGGAACAGGCATAGGGTTTTCTGTGCAAAAACATCATGTTGAAAAATTACCAGAGATCCGCCATCCTCGTGCAGATCGGAAGCGTCGTTTTTTGATTGGTGATTCAATTGAGGGCTGGGCCGATTCGGTTAAGGTACTAATGCGTTCTTATTTTGAAGGAACGTCAACTATTGATTTTGATTTTTCTGATATCCGTGCTAAAGGGGCAAAGCTGGTCACATCGGGCGGTAAAGCCCCAGGCCCAGAGCCACTTAAGATATGTATTCGTCAGATTAAGTCTATCTTAAATGAGAAAGAGGAGGGATCTCAACTTGAACCTATTGAGGTACATGATATTGTTTGTCATATTGCTGATGCCGTTCTCGCTGGTGGGATTCGCCGCGCTGCACTTATTTCGCTATTTTCGGCAGATGATCAAGAAATGATTGCCAGTAAAGCAGGCAATTGGTGGGAGAAAAACCCACAAAGAGCGAGAGCAAACAACAGTGCTGTGTTAGTTCGGCATCGTGTAGAAAAAGAATTCTTTGATGAAGTCTGGGATCGTATTGAACACTCCAATTCGGGAGAACCAGGCATCTACTTCACCAACGATAAAGATTGGGGCACAAATCCGTGTTGTGAGATTGGGTTAAGACCCTTTCAGTTTTGCAATTTGTGTGAAGTGAATGTGGCTAATGTGGAATCCCAAGAAGATTTAAATGAGCGCGTGCGCTGTGCTGCTTTTATTGGAACACTTCAAGCATCTTACACAGATTTTCATTACTTACGTTCGATCTGGCAACGCACCACTGAGAAAGAAGCTCTTTTGGGCGTGGGATTAACTGGTGTGGGATCTGGATTGGCTCAAAAATTAGACATGAAAGCAGCATCTAAGATTGCTAAAGAAGAAAATTTAAAAATTTCTGGTTTATTGGGTATCAAGCCCGCAGCAAGAGTCACAACCATCAAACCTAGTGGAACGTCCTCTATGGTGTTAGGTTGCTCTAGTGGGATTCATGCATGGCACAATGATTATTATATTCGTCGCATTCGAGTGGGCAAGAATGAAGACATTTATCATTACTTGGCAATCAACCATCCCGAGTTAGTTGAAGATGAATATTTTAGACCACATGACACAGCAGTCATTTCAGTACCACAAAAAGCACCAGAAGGCGCAATTCTTCGCCACGAAACTGCACTAGAACTATTAGAGAGGGTGAAATGGTTTTCCCAAAATTGGATCAAGCCCGGTCATCATCGAGGAAATAATACTCACAATATTTCAGCCACAGTTTCTATGCAGGAAGGTGAATGGCAAGCCGTTGGTGAATGGATGTGGGAAAACCGCAAATTTTATAATGGTTTAAGTGTTCTTCCCTACAGTGGAGGTGCCTACAAGCAACCTCCTTTTGAAGACTGTGATGAACTTACTTATAAAACAATGATGAACTCTCTGCAAGAAATTGATTTAACAATGATTGCGGAAATAGACGACAACACCAACCTGGCAGGCGAGGTCGCTTGTGCTGGTGGTGCTTGCGAAATAAAATACATTTAAAGGAAAGAAAATGGCAACAATATCAATCACAGAAGAAAAGAAAAGGCACGTAATTAATTTAATCAAATCGTTCCGTGCCATTGATGGTGCAATCCAGCCCTATCAAGATCAACGAAAGGAGCTTCGCTCAGAATACATTGAGAATCAATGGTTAACTAATAATGAAATTTCTTTGGTTAAAAGAGCATACAATGCTGTCAAAACTAAGGTAGATTTAGATGACCTATCTTCCTTTGTTGATATCGTAAAGGGCGAGATCCCAAATGTGTAAATTCAAACCGTTTAATAAACACGTCTTGGTCCAAAAAACCGCCGAGAAAAAATCTCCAGATTTGAGTCCTGTGTTAATTCCAGAAGACGCAAAATTAGAGAATAAAGAACGGTACGGTTTGGTGGAGTTTATATGTGCTGCCACGGATTGTGAAGGTTTTTTGAAAGGATTAAACCCAGAACAACCAACATGGGCAACACAAACAGGAACTATGGATGATGTTTTTACTACTTCGGCCAAAGCCAATGGACATACCAATTTGGTTGTAGATCAAAGAATGGTTGAAGAAATAAAAATAAACGATAGATTATTCCACGTTGTCCATCAAAATTATATTGTTGGAATTGTTGACGAATAAGGAAAAAGTTATGAAAATAAAAGATTTAAAGGTAATGATAAAAGAGGCGATGGACGAACCGCAAATCTTACTATCCAAACCAGGTCTAATTAAAGAAGCAAATTACGGTCGTGTAAAGCACCGGATTGAGCAAGATAAAATTCCTTTTGCTATGCTCACTGCGTTTCGTGGTGATTATAGTAATGAGGAAAATGCTTCTCGAAATGCAGAATTAAAAATGTCCCTAGACACCGCTGGTTTCCCATATACCCAAATGCCCGGAAGTGGGTACAAAGAAGGCGGACCAACCGGCGATGTTGTGGTGGAAGATTCTCTTATAGTATGGGATGAATCACGGGGTGATAAATTTCCCACGTCTGAAGAATTATTTAATCTTGCAAAAGACCTTGCAAAAGAGTTTGAGCAGGATTCCTTCATTTATGGTGGTCCACGTAAAGGAAAAGAAGATAATCCATACGCTATTCATCTTTATACCAATAGTGGTGAAATTATTGATGAAATTTGGGCCGGTGGTGACGAAGGGTATGAAGAATTATTTGTTGTCGATGACGCCGCAGAATATTGGAGTAAAATTGCAGGCCGAAAAACCCAATTTAAAGAAATTTATGATAAATGGAATAACGCCAAGTCCACTTCTCGCCTCGAAGCGATGAAAAAACAATATTATTTAAATCTAGCTGAAAGCAAGATGAAAAATGGGTAAGTTTATCTCTGACTATTGATTAATAATATGAAAAAGAAAAAGATCAACGAAGTGCGCCCCTGGGGTTCATATGAAATCTTGGCGGATAGAAAACAATATAAATTAAAAGAAATAATTGTTAATCCAAACCAAAGATTGAGCTATCAATCCCACCACAGAAGAACTGAAATTTGGGCAATTGTTCAGGGAGAAGGAATTGTTACCTTGGAAGGTCAGCAACTTGATTGTTACCCCGGACGTTCTTTTTTTATACCCAAAGAGCAACGCCATCGAATTGAGTGTACGGGCAAAAAGCCTTTAATATTTGTGGAAGTACAGACGGGTGATTACTTCGGAGAAGACGATATAATTCGTTATGAGGATGATTATGGAAGGGAATGATTTATTTATGTTTATGAAAGTCTGTGAAGACTTTGTAAAATCTAGCTTAGAGTTGCGCCAAGCAGCTGAATTATGTAAAGAGGATTCTATTAAAAGAGATATGATCTCGTTTGTAATTCCTGATTTTAATAAAATGTGGGCAAAAAGCGAAGGAATTAAGATTCTTTTACAAGAAAAGAATTTCGCAGATAACCGAGCCTTCATCTTGTCAGAAATGCGTTCAGTTTCTCATAAAAATCGGGAAATAGCTAAAAAAATAAGAGATAAAATTGGATCCTTAGAGTGAGCTTTGAAATAAAACTATTTATTGCGCTTGTTGTTTGGATAATTGCCTGTGAAATTATTATCAGATATTGAATTACATTCTAAAATTCGAGACATAAATATTGAACATGACGAAGTTGTAATTGGCTCCTCATTGGAAGCTCTAGTATATTGTGCCTTAAACAATGTTCCCCTCCTTTCCACAAGACTCTCTCCTCCTCCACATTTCGCCACTCACAATCTAGACTTAACTGTTCTGGGAATACAGAACAATAATAACTCATCTCTATGGTTGTGGGAAAGATTATTCTTTTATTTATCAATGGCAGGACTTCTCCCATTAAGTAATAAAGCTATCTCGCTAAGAGCGAGTGATAATGTTATTAAAGCTGCCACTTCAAAAGCACGAATGGCAAAAATTACATTTAATAAATTGACTGTATTTGATGACTTCTCTGTTTCCGGTATTGGCACTCCATCAACCCCCACTGACCAGAAATGTACGGTTTATGACTGGTTTAATGTTAGAAGCGGAATGAAACATGATCATGACACACTTTACAGTGAAGAAGACTTTGTAAAACAAATAATATTTTATAAAACTCTAAGGTTGGATGGAAATCACCAATCCAAAGATGCCGTGGCCATCTCCTATTTAACACAAGAAGAACTAGAACAATTCGAATATTCAGATATTAACGCTCGATTTAAAACGCTCTATTTAATGAAAGAGTCGGGTATTAGAGGTGCTCGTAATGGGCGAGATATGGAGGATAAAACAAAATATAAATACTATGCTGTTAAGATTGAAAATGCAAGCCGCGAGATTATTCCTCCAAGACCTCTCTATACTCCCTTTGATAACATTGATTTTAATTATGACTCTTTAAATGATATAATGATAAATAACCCCTTAAAAACTTCTTATGTCCACGATCTTATCCAAAGAGCATGTAACGATTGATTCATTCCACTTAGCTGGAATCATTCCGGTTGCAGGCCAACCATTAGATTTTGAATTCCCATGGCACGACGCATTAGTTCCCATTTCTCAAAATTATCTGGCGATTGAGCGCACTGTTTTAGAGTGTGCCACCGCTGGTTGTGAAACAATTTGGATTGTCTGCCCCTCGGACATGCAACCCCTTTTAAAACATCGCTTGGGTGAAATGGTTCAAGATCCTGTCTGGATTAGCCGGAAACACGACAATTTCCCTTCTGAATCCCGTAAAGATATTCCAATTTATTATGTAGAAGTGCATCCACGAGATCAGGCAAAAAGAGATTCATTGGTCTGGAGCATTTTATATGGAGCAAAGGTTGCCAAAAAAGTGTGTAATGGATTAAGTCAATGGCTTGTTCCCAATAAATATTATGTGGCTTTTCCTTATGCTGTTTATCCATCACAACATTTGCGGAAGTACAGAAAAGAAATATCCAATATGGGCAATTTTTATGTTTTAACAACTGAGGGCGAATCTGTGATGGATGGTCAATATGCGGGCTTTGCATTTGAAGCGAAACAATTAGGAAGATTAATTAAATATTTCTGGGATAAACAAACTGGCAAATGGGACACATCACAACCGATTGAAGAACGACGAGAAGGTAAATATGTTACAAAGCCCCTCCCACTTGAAGAAAGATATTCAGGAAGATACTTTACAGTAGCGGAAATCTTTAATCAATTGGATGATTCTGAAAAAACATTTAAAATTGAGATGGAATGGTATTATGATATTAGCTCATGGGAAAATCTATGTAAGTATCTTGCGTCCGAAGAAAGCAAAAAAATGTTAAAGCCCAAATTGCCATTCCTAACCAACCGTACTTGGAATAAAATTGGTGAAGATGATGAACAAACTATTTATAATAAAGAGGAAATTTAAAATTGGCAAGACAATATTTTGATTATAGAGCAGGACTAGGTAATGTTGGTTCATATCAATCAAGCGGAAAACCTTTTCTGTCATCTTCAATCCCTGTTTCGGCAAGTAATGATGTCGTTAAGATAGATTTCGTTAATGTAACACGGTTTATAACTATTAAGAATACTGGACCCGATCAGACTGATGAATGTGAAATTCGAGTCGGTTTCTCTGAGAACGGGGTGAACGGTGTAGAAGACAATAATTATTTTATTCTTAATAATCAAGAATCCTTTTCGGCAGATTGGAGGGTGAATGCGGTATATTTGCGGGTGGATCCAACCGGAGCAACAACAAACGCAACAGCTTCAGTGATTGCAGGTCTTACAACAATTGCCAGTCAAGAATTGTTTCACAACTGGACAGGTTCACAAGGAGTTGGATAATGCCACAAGGCGGATTTAGTAGAGATTTTCAAAGGGCGGCACTTTTAAAAACAGAAGCCCAAAAAAGAAAAGATGAAAAAGAAAGACAATTAATAAGTAATCGTGTGGTGGATATGCTTAAGCCTCATGTAAAAGAAATCGAGGATAAATTAATTTTGAAACAAGATGAGATAGTAACAGAATTTATTCAAATGACATACGAGCGCAATAGATTGCTGAAGTTTTTATTGTGGACGAACGTCATCACATTGTTGGGACTTTCATTTACATTAGGATATTTTCTATGAGAGTGGATGAATTGATAGAAATCTTATCTAAAGAAAGACCTGACGAAGAAGTCGTGATTATTATGGATGATAATCGTTCGGTGTATTTCAATATTGAACAGCGCCCCCTCCTTCATGCAGGCCCCATCCCGGTCATCGATCCCGATGGGTATCAACGCCATCGCAGTGTTGTAATGATTCCGGTAGTAAAAAAATAATATTAAAAAAGGCCAATGCCCGGTCACAGACCGGACATCGACCCCGAATTGCGTCTAATCGCTAAAGAATAATATCAATTATTCCTCATCAACTAGAGTCATAGCCATTTTGAAGACTTGACCAGTCACATTATTTCTAATACGAATATGGTCAGATTCCTCGAAAAGTGTCCAATCACCACGCTCATTCTTCATGTGGAAATCACCTGTGTATAGATTGGTTGCATAGATATCCGTCACCGGAGCTGCATCTGTACCTATCTGTGTCACACCCGTTAGTGTACCAACTGCCAATGAAGCCATCCCATCAGTTACCTCATCACCAGTAAGGGTGGTGAAAGTACCAGCAGCCTTAGAAGCTGCACCGATTATTGTACCATCGATATTACCACCATCTAAATTAACACTATCACAATGCAATGAAGCAAGGTTAGCTGCACCAGATCCAGATAGGGTAGTGAAAGTACCAGCCGCCGCCGACGCCCCACCGATGGTCACACCATCAATATTACCACCATCAAGATTAACGCTGTCACAATGAACCGAAGCAAATTGAGCAGCACCTGAACCACTAACAGTTGTACCAACTAGAGCAGCGAATGTACCAGCAGCAGCAGAAGCCGCCCCAATGGTTACACCATCGATATTACCACCATCAAGATTAACACTATCACAATGAAGTGATGCAAGGTTAGCTGCACCAGAACCACTAAGTGTGGTTACTACCGCCGTTGAAGGACTAGCAGCGCCAATAGTTGTTCCATCAATTGATCCACCATTAAGATCCATAGTTGTGACAGTACCCATATCGGCTACTGTACGACTAGCATTGGTCCAGTTGTTTGCCATTGATGCAATTCCAAGTGCGTTAATAGTATCAACATCACGAGAGCCATCTAGAACAAGGGCTTTATTCGCAGCACCCGTACCATCAGTAATTCCATCAAGTTTTTCCAAATCAGTTTCATTAAGGTCCGCAGAACCGATGATAAAGCTACCACCAGCAGTTACAGAACCAGAAGTTACAACATTTGGCCCTTGAAGGTCAACAGATGCTGAAAAGAACGCTGTTGAAAGAGCAGCATATTTGGTTGAACCAAGGCTCAAATCCAAAGATGTACTATAATCAATAGTTGCTGAGTCTTCCCCAAGAGTAAACGAAGATGCACTTACAAAACTAGAAGCAGAAAGCGAAGTCGCTGCTATAGTTGTTGCAGTAACCGCTGCCGCAGAAGCCGCACCGATAATTGTGCCATCAATGTTACCCCCATCTAAGTTAACACTATCACAATGAAGTGATGCAAGGTTAGCTGCACCAGAGCCAGTAAGTGTGGTTGCAGCAACAGCTGCAAACGTACCAGCCGCAGCCGATGCCGCACCGATGGTCACGCCATCAATGTTGCCTCCATCTAAGTTAACACTATCACAATGAAGTGATGCAAGGTTAGCTGCACCAGAACCACTAATGGTAGTGGCAGTTACGACTCCCAAGGTTGATGTACCCGTCACCGTCATCGCATCAATGTGACCAGCGTCAGCATGAACTTCCGCCCATTGTTTAGTCGAAGAACCAAGATCGCTAGTTGAGTCATTAGCAGGGATAAAGTCTGTATCACAAAGCCCGTTGAACTCAATTACATTCCCAGAGTTAGTTCCCAACACGACATCACCGTTAGCAGTCATTTGGGTAAATGTAGCAGCGGCTGTTTCAGCTGCCCCAATTACTGTTCCATCGATATTACCACCATCAAGATTAACACTGTCACAATGAATCGAAGCAAATTGCCCAGCACCTGAACCAGAAATAGCAGCACCTGCTATAGATCCGTCAACAGCTACAGAAGCACCCTGAAGTGCGCCCGAGCCAGAAAGTGCGCCAGCTACTTGAAAGCCTGCACCGCTTGCCAACATCGTAGCATAAACGCTACCACCTAATCTCAAGTCAAGATTAGCGCCGTCATAAAGAACCGCCGCTAATTCTGTAGCGGTAGCACTACCACCGATTTGAAGACCAACATCACTTGTCCCTTCAGTGCCACTTACCGCAGCGATAATTTTCTTATCTGAAACTTCCAGTGTACTTTCAGTTTGTTGAACACTGTTAATTGTATAAACATCAAGCTCAGTAATTTTTGCGTAAGACGCAGTTAAAGAGTTGATATTTTTAAGTTGAACACCCGATGCAGATGATGTCATAATTTGTGTCATCGTCTGTCCGTTGTGTCCAACTTGGATTTGTCCGAGGGAGCCTGTTTCTCCCTGAATACCCCATTTAGCCATATTATATTTCTCCTCTTACTATATTTAAGTTATCTTAAATTGTGTAAGATTGTTTTTGAACGTTCCCAAAATTCCCGATTGAAAGTCATCGCGTCCGAGTTGTAAGTAGTGGGTGAGTTCGTCTTTTATTCTTGTTTTTTATGGTGTATACCCTAACTTCTGATTACTATTGCGGAATTTTTTTTATTTTCTTTTAAAAATTAATACTACTACTTAACTTTGCGTATATTGCGTTTTACCAGTGGTTTTAACGAATATTCACAATTTTGTGTATGCGTTAAGAAGGAGATAAAATAGCATGGGAAGTTTAGTTTTTAGAATAGCAGGAGGTGGATCAAGCACATGTGCAGATGGTTCATGGGTAACAGGCAAAGTTGGCAGTTATGCCTTGCAGTTTGGAGGAGAGGATAGCGGTGATTATGTTGCAATACCAGTAGGGGCTTCGGCGACCGATGGACTCACTTCTTGGGCGTCATCGGGATCAGTTGCAGCGTGGATATATCCCACAAATTACGATAATGCCGAAACAATTTTCTTCCATGGCGATGATCAATGGGATGCGGATTGGTTGAGGTTTCTTCTCGACCCAACAGACGGTAGACTGAGATATGGTCACAAGGTTAACGGGGCGGCAACTTGGTACTATTCGTCGGACGCAGTTTCATTAAATCAATGGAGCCATGTGGCTATGACAGCTAACGGTAATGGCGACGATCACCCAGCTTATGGAATCAAATTTTATATAAATGGAACACAATCGGCAACAACAGGAGGACGTACTGACTTCTCTAATTGGATTAGCGATCTACATGGTTCTAAGGGTCATGCACTTTCTTCGATTGGGAGGCACGTAGCCAATCCGAGTGGATGGGGGACTACCCAAGCCGAATTTGCTGGTAAGATTGATGAATTTGGAATTTGGACCGAAGTGGTTAATTTGGGCGGAATGCAAGCTCTTTATAACGGTGGTTCGGGAGCTGCTTGCAGCACAGTCAGTTCATCTTATTTACAGGCACATTACAATATGGAAGAAGGTGCAGGGAATGGCACATTGACCGACCGAACAGGAAACGGTCACACAGGCACATTAACAAACATGGACACAGGTTCGTGTTAAAAGGAGTTAAAATATCATGGGAAGTATAGTTTTTAGAATAGCAGGATCAGGTGGTGGAGGTGGAACCTGTGCTGACGGTTCCTGGGTGACAGGCAAGGTTGGCAGTTATGCCCTCGACTTTGACACAACCGACGATTATGTAACAATGGGTGCGGCAAACTCTACAGAAAGCAACGCTCTTCAACCTTCTGCCGGAACTTATGCGGCGTGGGTAAAAATGGATGCACTGCGAAGTGGTTTCATATTGGGAGCAACAGAAAAAGGAAATACAGGAGGAGCGAACAAGAAAATGCATGGCTTGTTGGCTTGGAACCGCGCATCTAAATTAAATTTTTATGTAAACGCTGGAAAAGACACAGCATCAGGTAACACAAAACTTGTATATAATGTTGCAACAAATAGTGATGCGGGATATAGCCTCAATACTTGGTATCATCTTGCTATGACTTGGCCAACTTCTATTTCCGCAGGTACAGATTTAAAATTTTATATTAATGGAGCCGATGTGACTGACACTTCTTCGCCTTCTTATTGGGGTGGCAGTTCTTTCAACGCCACATCAGATCGCGCAGACCGCGAATTTCTTTTAGGAATGGGAAATAGAGATGCGGCAACACCATCAATGTTTGGTGGTAAATTAGACGAAGTTGGAATTTGGGATGTTCAACTTGATAGTGGAGCAATTACAGAATTATACAATTCGGGCAATGGTTATGCGGCTAACAATGTAAGTTCGTCTAATCTTGTTGCTTATTACAGTTTTGAAGAAGGAGCAGGAAACAGTACACTAACCGACCGAGGTTCAAATGGTTATAATGGAACATTAACAAACATGGACACAGGTTCGTGTTAATTAATCTTCAATCTTTTCCATCGCGAGTTTAAAACGCTCACCAGTGAGATTATTTTGGGCAACCAAGGAATTACTTTCCTCAAAGATTGTCCAGTCACCTCGCTCATTTTTCATATGAAGATCACCAGTGTAAAGGTTTGACGCATATACATCGGAAATTCTTTGATCATCAGCTCCAATATTATATTGTAAATTATCTTCGGGGATAATATTTCCAGAATGGTTAATTTGCCCTTTAACTGCAAAAGCTCCAGTCACTTGAAGACCAGTTGAATTGTGAAATTGTAAGTCATCCTCTCCTATAACCGAAGTTGATCCAGAGTGGAAGCGTAAAATCTGCCCGTGAGCACCGCTGACAACAGTCAAACCACCGCCCCCGCCGCCACCTGTTGTAAGGGTGACTTGACCACCACCATCATTAGTTAATGTTCCATTACTAACAACTATGGTCCTTACCTTCGTCACACCGGGAGAACCATCAGCTTCTTTCACTATGAGCCTAGGCTTCTTCGGCCCACTAAATCCTCCACCAAAACCCATTGTATCACTAAATAGTTTTTTAAAAGCAAAATGGAGTTGAAGGGCATATTTATATAAAAGGTAATAATAATGGCAGTAACAAAAAAAGCACCCAAAAAATTAAAATCCCAATCAGCAACAACTTATGATAAAGAATATGCGGATAAATTAATAAAAAAAGGCTATGAGGATGGTCTTGAAAGTGGACAACAACAAGTCTATGCCGCGATGGTTAATTTCTTTCAGCAACGGATGAATACTTACTTTGAACTTCGCCAAGATGAACTGGCTAAAGAGTGTCGAGAAGTTTTATCATTAATTAAACCAAACCTTAAACAAAACACTTGACAGATCGTTCAAAATCGTGTAATATAACAACATGATTAAGTCTTCTATCCCATTCGTCGGTCTTCATGCACACTCCACTGCGGGTTCTCCCTTTGACGCGATAGGATACCCCCAACAACATATGGACTTTGCTTATGAAAATGGTTGTGATGCCTTGGCATTGACTGATCATGGTAACTGTAATGGTTTAGCCTATCAGGTTCTTCATGCAAAGTCAATGGAAAAAGAAGGCAAGAACTTTAAACCAATTTATGGCTGCGAAGCCTATTTTATTCCCTCCCTCAAAGAGTGGGAAGAAGTTTACAACCAAAGCAAAACAGACAAGAAGACAAAAAAAGACGCAACAAGCGGAGGCTTTACAGTAGAAGACGAATCAGAAACTAAATCAGTGAAAGACACTCTCAACCGTCGCCGACACTTGGTCCTCTTAGCCCAAAATCAAACAGGTCTTAATAATATCTTTGAGTTAATTTCACAATCATATAAGCCAGGAAACTTTTATCGCTTCCCGAGAATTGATTATGATCTACTGCGAACCCATAGTGAAGGCATTATCGCTTCTTCTGCCTGTTTGGGTGGAGTTTATGCAGGAGATTTGTGGGAAAACATGGACAATGGGGATGAGGCTGTCCTAAATGCTATGCGTAAAACTACTGAAAATATGCAAAGTATTTTGGGTGATCGATGGTATGCAGAACTACAATGGTTTAAACATCCAACCCAGATGAAATTAAATACCTTTATAGTTCAAATTGCTAAGGAATACGGGCTTGAGTTAATCTCAACTGCTGACAGTCATTACTTTAATCCTGATGTTTGGAAATCGCGAGAACTATACAAGCGATTCAGACCAGGAGCAACCGCATTTTTTGGTGAAATGGCTGAAGATTTGGATGAATATGGGATGGAGCTGTATCCCAAGAATGGCGATCAAATGTTTGCATCATATAAAAAGTATTCATCCGAATTAGGTTATAAATTTGATGATGAATTGGTTAAGGAATCAATTGCCAGAACACATCACATCGCGCACAATCGAATTGAAAAGTTTTATCCAGATAATACCGTTCGACTTCCGTCATTTGTTATTCCCGAAGGTATGACTGAAGATGAAGCATTGAGTACCGCATCGATTAATAATTTACAAGCCAAAGGGTTTACAGATCCAGTTTATGTTGATCGTCTTGAGCATGAATTACAGGTTATCAAAGGTCGTGGCTTCAGCCGCTACTTTTTAACAATGAAAGCAATTGCAGACAAAGCAACATCAATGCAAATTACAGGTCCATCACGCGGATCTGCCGGTGGTTCTCTGGTCGCGTATGTGCTTGGAATTACTCAAGTTGATCCAATTAAATATGGATTGCTCTTTTCTCGTTTTCTAAGATCGGACGCAAAAGATTATCCAGATATTGATTATGACGTTTCTGATCCAATGACACTAAAGGAATCATTAGTTAAAGAATGGGGGGAGGATAATGTCGTTCCTATTTCAAATTGGAATACACTTCAATTGCGGTCTTTGATTAAAGATCTATCAAAGTTTTATGATATTCCTTATCAAGAGGTTAATATCGTAACAAAGAAGATGGTCTTTGAAGCTATCGGTCCAGCCAAGAGAGAGCACGGAATAAAGGCGGGTGTCTACGAACCAACGTTCGAAGAATTAATGAAATATAGCACAAGCCTTCAGGAATTTTTAAAGAAATACCCACAAGTCGAACCGCATGTTAGAACTCTAAAGGGGCAAGTACGATCTCAATCCCGCCATGCTGGTGGTCTGGTTGTGGGAGAAGAATTAAATAAATATATGCCATTAATCTATTCAGGTGGAGTAAGACAAACCCCTTGGACCGAAGGTCAAAATGTTCGCCACCTCGAACCAATGGGATTTATTAAGTTTGACATTCTGGGCCTTGGGACTCTAAGGATGATCGAAGATGCAATCTTAAGAATTCTTAAGAAAACTAATCCCAATCCTACATTTGAGAATGTAAAAACATTCTATGACCACAATCTTCATCCAGATGTATTAGACTTCAATAATAAAGAAGTATATAAAAATATATTTCATAAAGGAAAGTGGGCGGGAGTATTTCAGTTTACAGAAACAGGCGCTCAAGCATTCTGTAAGCGAGCAAAGCCCACAAGTTTAATCGATATTGCAGCGATTACTTCAATCTTTAGACCCGGACCACTAAGCGCAAAGGTCGATAAAGAATATGTTAAAGCAAAGCAAACTCCAGAAGACATTAAATACATTCATCCAATTGTTAAGGAAGTGACAGAAGAAACTTATGGTTTCTTAATCTTTCAAGAGCAGATTGCCCTCTTAGCTCATCGTTTGGGCAAAGATATCTCGCTTGACGAAGGCAATCTATTACGCAAATTATTAACCAAGAAAGGAACTGGCAAAGGTGCAGAGGAAAAGCTTAAAATTTATAACAAATTCGTGGCAGGATGCACAGAAAAAGGAATTAAAAAGGAGCAGACAGAGACTCTTTGGAAAACTTTTGAGTATTTTAGTGGTTACGGCTTTAATAAGTCCCATGCTGTCGGTTATAGTATACTATCTTACCAGTGCGCTTGGCTATTAAATTACCACCCAACACAATGGTTAGCAGCTTTCTTAAATAAGGAACCCGAAACTCGTAAAGAAAGAGCAATTAACGTTGTAAAGAATTTGGGTTATGAAATCCAAGAAGTTAACATTAATTTATCTGGAAGAAACTGGGAAGTCTCACCAGAAGGCAAGCTGGTTCAACCCTTGACCTCGATCAAAGGCTTGGGTGATAAAGCGATGGATCAAATTCTTGAACATCGACCATTCAACACTATTGAGGAATTGTTATTTAATGAGGAAATAAGTTATTCTAAACTTAATAAAAAATCTTTGGATGTCCTTGTGCGCTCTGGGGCATGTGATACGATTGTGGATGATCGGTTTAAACATTGTCGGCATTTATGGTTATCTATTATAGACAGCCGACCAAAAAATAAGAAGAAGTTAGACGAAAATATAAAGAATAATCTAAGCGAACCGGATTTTTCCGAAGAAGAAAAGATTGAAAATGTTGTAAGTTTAACAGGGATCTTTCCTTTTGAACTGGTCTTAGACAAAAAGGTTAAAGAAAGATTGGAACTTTTAAAGGTTCCCCCTTTGGCCGAATATGATAAAGATTTGCAATTGTGTTGGTTTATCCCACGAGAAATCATTCCTAAAAAAACTCGTAATGGTAAAACATTTTGGATTATAAACGCAATTGACGAAACATGTCAAACAACAAATATTAAATGTTGGAATGTGCGACCCAATGAAGTGGTGCATGTGAATCGACCGTATGTGAGCAAACTGGAACATGATCCTCAATGGGGATTTTCTACTCGTTCCATTAAGTGGAATTTTAAATTAGTAGGTTAATATATGATAAGAGAGAACGAAGATACATTAGAAATTTTTCAATTAATTGTGGCTCGCGATGAGGCTGAATGTGAGGCTTCCAGCACAATATCAGAATATCTTATGGAACGCGCTGCATATTATGGAAACAAGCTGGGGCGAGAAAAGAAAAAGATAAAAGATTTTGACATAGTAGAGGATCAATATTCGGGCGACTGGCGATTGGTGTTTTATTGTGAGAGGTGTTTTTAGATGGAAGATGATTATGAATTGTTTATAGATGATTATAAACCTGATAAGAATGAGATTCGTCGGTCAATAAATCAAACTATAAAGAATAACTTACCATCAACCAGAACGGCAAAAGGCTTAGAGATTGAGATATTATCTACATGGAGAGATGCTTTAAACAGTGATGCTTCAATTTTATATGATTACGAAAAAGCTGGCTGGAAAGTGATGTGGTATAACAAACATTCAGATGGCCCTGGGCGTGGGAAACTTTTGCGTTCATGGCTTAGTATAAAAGATACGAGATATCTTTCAAAGGAGAAATAAATGATTATTGAATATACAAGATTAAGAAATGATGTGCGCCCACCCGAACGGGCTAACCCAAGTGATGCCGGATTAGATTTGTTTTTTAATCCAGAACCCGTTGGGATTTTACCAAGCCCAAAACTTGACGCTATTACGATTAAACCTGGCGAAAGTAGATTGTTACCCACTGGTTATCGCTTTGGCATTCCGCATGGATATATGTTGGAGATTAAGAACCGATCTGGGATTGCATCCAAGCGTTCACTAATTGTCGGTGCTTGTGTTGTTGATAGTGGATATGATGGCGAAGTTTTTATTAACCTTCATAATGTGGGAAAAGAAACACAAATAATCGCACCGGGCACCAAAATTGCTCAAGCAGTCATGGTTCCTGTGGTTCATTTCCGCGCAGTTGAAACCCAAAATGGAGATCTATACAGTTGGTATCCGATCACTATTTCCGAGCGCGGTGAAGGTGCCTTGGGTTCGACCGATAAGAATTAATTATGGCAAGCCTCTCAAGAAAATTGCGTCGTAAAAAAGAAAATGACGCAAAGAAAGAATTACAAAAAAAGGTTGGACTTTTTAGCAAACTTGAAGATCACTGTTTGGTATGTCAAAAAGACTTTGACAAAAAAGATAAAGAAATGGTGATGTCATGGAGCGTTGTCGTGAAGGAAGACAAAGTAAGACTATATTGTCCTGACTGTTGGTCAAGGGCAACACAATTAATAGACGAGATAAAAGATGGATACGAAAATTCAAAAACTAATGTTTAGTTCAAAGTCTGATGTGTGGGGCACACCACCAGAATTTTTTAACAAATTAGATAAGATATATAAATTTACTTTAGATCCTTGTGCAACTTTTGAGAATCACAAGTGTGATAAATATTACACCCTTGAAGATGACGGGCTTTCTAAAAGTTGGGAAAATGAGGTAGTTTTTGTAAACCCTCCTTATAGTGATATTGGCCAGTGGGTTAAAAAAGCCCATTATGAAGCTACTTACAATTCTGCAACGGTCGTCATGTTAATTCCGGCACGCACGGATACTAAATATTGGCACAATTATATTATGAGTGACGCTAATAAAATTTATTTTATCAAGGGAAGGTTAAAATTTGCCAACCCTTTTACTTCTGTTTCCAATTCTGCCCCATTCCCATCAGCAGTTGTTGTGTTTCACCGCGTCAAGTCACCGTTTATTCATTACCCTGTAATTGGCACAATGGAAAGATAAATGGAAGACAAGAAAACAAAAGTTATGTTTACGGTATCACAACGAACCAAAGCAGATTTTAAGCTTCAGCTTCAATATGATAGTCTGACGCAAGTAAAGTTTTTTCGCTTATTGATGGAAGGGTATATTAATAAAGACCCAGATCTAATGGTGTATATCAATAAGTTTAAGAAAAAGATTTCAATCCAAAGCAACACCCAGCGTAAAAAAATAATGACCAATATTAAAGATGCTGGATCTGTTAGGAATAAGTTTGCTCTCGGCGATGAGGAAGTTGAGAATATTTTTGATATTCTAGAAAAGGAACATCCAGAATTATGAGTTGTTATGATGATTGCAAAAAGCAAAAGAAATCTTGCAAACAAAAAGATTGCAGGTTGTGGATAGATTATCCAAAAGATTATAATTGTACTGAAATATCGGTTCAGAAAAACGATAAACTTGTCTTTCGTGAGATTGGTGATCGGCTAAAATTAACACCATCGCGTGTCAAACAAATCGAAACCGGCGCACTTAAGAAGTTAAATACGCGATTGAAGTCTCTTTTCAACATTTTATAGTAGTCTTTTTGCGAATTTGCGTACTATTTATACGAGTAAGACTTGCAAAAAGTTAAGGAGAAAACTGCAAAATGGCAAAAAAACAAAAGCCCCTATTAAATGAAGCAACCGTCCGACGAATGATGAAGCTTGCTGACATGGACGTTCTTGGTGATGGATTCATTAGTGAGAAATATAATACCTTACAGGAAGAAAATCCATTTGGTGGTAATAAGGATGATCGCAAAAGGGGTGGCAAATATACTCACGAAGATGACGACACCCAAGAAGCTGAAGATAAATCTGACGATGAAAGGCCAACTTCTAAGAAAGGCAAAAAACGCCGCAAAAAAGCAGGCTTAGATGAAGAATGTTATCCGGGGGATCATCAGTGTGAGGAAAACGAAAGACTCGGCCAAGGTCGCAAACGCGCCCCAGGCTCCCTGGAAGAAGAAGACGAACTTGAATCCGAACTCCATGCCACCGAAGATGAATTAGGTCGAGAAGATAAAATCGCCGATGAAGAAGGTGCAGAACTGGAAGGTGAAGTAACCATTACTGATGAAGAAGCTCAAGATATCATTGACTTGGCTGACAAGTTAAAAGATGCTGTTGGCGAACCCGAAGTTGAAGCAGACATAGAAATTGAAGACGAGCTGCCAATGGGCGGTGAAGCCGAAGAAGAAATCGACTTAGAAGAACCTGGCAGTCGCATGTACGAAGAAGAATTGTACGAAGCTGCCCTTAAGGGTCTAAACATCGATATAATTGATGACAAAGCTGAACAACGTAAGGCACTCGTTCAAGAAGCAAAGAAACGAATTTATGAACGTGTCGTTCGACGACTTCTTGCCGAAAGCAAAAAATAATTTCTTGACTTTTTTATAGGCTATGTTATACTTAAGACATGGCTTATAAAAAGAAAGTGCTAGAGCACTTTGAAAATCCCCAAAATATAGGAACCTTAGATAAGGCCGACGCCAACGTCGGCACTGGTCTTGTTGGGGCACCCGCATGTGGTGATGTTATGCGCCTCCAAATTAAAGTTAACGATAAAGGAATAATCGAAGATGCTAAGTTTAAAACTTTTGGGTGTGGCTCTGCTATTGCTAGTTCCTCTCTTGTTACTATGTGGGTCAAGTCCAAAACGGTTGAAGAAGCGGAAAAGATCACAAATAAAGAAATCGTGGAAGAATTATCGTTGCCGCCTGTAAAAGTCCACTGTTCTGTTCTTGCCGAAGATGCAATTAAAGCTGCCATAAAGGATTGGAGAGAGAAATGCAAGACCAAGAAGTAGAATTTACAGAATTCGATGTAGACGAATTACCCCCCCTGTCTTTCACCACTGAAGCAATCCAAGCCGCAAAAGATGCTGCTGATGCTGAAGGCTTAAAGCCTGGGGAAAACTTGAGAGTCATGATCAGGGGCGGCGGTTGCGCTGGCTTTTCTTATGTCCTTGATTTTACAGATCCAAGAGAAAATGATTTTGTTATGAATTTCGATGGGCTTGTTGTTTACCTCGACCCCATGTCCGCCATGCACTTGGAAGGAACTCAGATTGATTATGTAACAAGCTTGATGGGAATGGGTTTTAAATTTTCAAATCCCAACGCCAAAACTACATGTGGCTGTGGTTCAAGCTTTGGCTAAAATAAGATTATCTAGATTAGTTTATTTTTCTTTTGGCTTCCAAGTTGGGGTATTTATTACATCCTTATTGTTTTTGCTATCTCTGCAAAATTGTTCTTGATTTCTTGCACAACTTGATATATACTAATAGGCATGAATAATGATCTATTAACTGTTGCTGCTCTTGGATTTGTGGCGGGTTTTATTGTAAAATCCATCATCCATGGATGGAAAGCATTTTCTGCAAGCGGCAGCTTTGTCCAAGCCATGGGATATAAAGTGTTAACACTTGTGGGGACGACTGTTTATAAAATGTCCTATGTTGATCAGTTATGTATAATGATGGCTCAAAGCGCGGGCGAAACCGAAGAAGCAAAAAAAATAAGAATCCAATATCAAGAAGAGTTTGAAGAGTGGAAAAAAGAAATTGTTGAGGATTTTATAAGCAATTACCCAGAAGAATACCGCTGGCAACTAGAATTTGAGGATTGGAAAGGGATGATGGAGGAGTTGACTCATATATATAAAGAGAACAAGGTATGACCTATGAGCAGCGAACAGGGCACAACTACTACCTCGGAAGATCAACGCCGAGAGTTTGTTTTAGATTTCATTAGACAGAAATCTTTAATAACAATAAAGGACAACCTCATCCTTTCAGAAAAGGTATTTGTTATTAATGCCGTTTTAAGGTGGTGCTACGAAAAAGCCCATCAAAAGCAAATGACTCCCGCTTTATGGGGGAAATATAAAAAAATGATCGCTCAATATGTCGCTGGTGTGGTGGATATCGAGTGGACAGATAACAATTTTAAAATAATAGAGGTGCCAATTGAAAATGACAAGCCCAAACCAAGAAGAAGAAAACAAAGAACAAGACGAACCGATCCCGAATGATATCTTGTTTCTCCCTGAACTTTTCGGTTCTGAGCCTAAATCTCGTTTACTTGGTTTATATGGTGAAGTAAACGAAGATCGTTGCAAGACAGTCGCGTCGGGCTTGTATTATTTCCGGGACACTGGCTTCACTGAAGAAACCATTGAATGCGAAGAAGACGAAGAATCCATCGTTAAAACCTCTTATCTCCCAATTGATTTCATGATTTCAACCGAGGGTGGCAGTGTTCCTGATATGTTCGCTTTATATGATTGTATGCGTGATGTGAGAAAAGACTGCCAGATTAATACCTTTGGCGTTGGCCGAGTGATGTCAGCAGGTGTTCTTATTTTGGCTGGCGGAACTAAGGGCAACCGCAAAATTGGAAGGCATTGTAGGTTAATGCTTCATGCAATAACTGGTGGCCAATTTGGTTCCCTTAAGGAACTGGAAGTTGATCTTCGGGAAGTAAAATGGTATCAGGCTCAGTATGTTAAAGCATTAATGGAAGAAACGAATCTAACTGAGAAGCAGATAAGAACTATCTTTCGTAAGAAAACGGACACATATTTTGATGCAGAGCAAGCACTTAAGTGGGGAATCGTAGATGAAATTATTTAATGATATCTGCGAGTTCTTAATTAAAGCAAAGCAAGATCCATCAGTCTATCGTCGCAAAGCCACTGAGCGAGAGGCAACCAAAACAACGGTCGATTCGGGTCAGTTTATTATAGCCAACGGAGGAGAGCATCCTATCGACTGGGACAGAGTAGTCCCATTCACTCGACCAGAAGGACTTCTATTGCCCAAAAGTTGCTATAAAAGGGCAAAAAACGGAAGAAAACCCACAATGCTGGTGTCTCATTGGGATGTTTGCTTATCATCCAAAAGTTGCTTTAATATACTAAAAAAACGCAAGCTATCGGTCCATTTCTTAATTGATAACGATGGCACCATTTATCAATTAATGGACTGCAACAATATTGGTTTCCACGCCGGAAATAGAAAAGTTAATAATAACAGTATTGGTGTGGAAATATCCAATGCTTATTACCCCAAATATCAAAATATATATCGCTCCAGAGGTCATGGAGCCCGACCAATCTGGAAAGACGTTAAAGTCCACGATCAAACGCTTGAACCATTTCTCGGATTTTATCCCGTACAGCAACAAGCATTCCAGGCACTCGCTAAAGCGTTGCACAAGGTGTATGACATTCCCCTTGTTACACCCATGAAAGATGATGAACCTTCAAAGACTATAGTGCCAGCAGTATACAAGGGCACTTACAAAGGTGTTGTAAATCATTATCATGTTACAAAAAGAAAAATTGACTGCGCTGGCTTTGAGTTAGATAAACTTTTAAAAGAAATCGCTTGACAAACCCATAAGTCGGTGTTATACTTCTACATATGAAACATTTTGAATCTGGTCGCCAACTCAATGAAAAGATTATGGTTGGCGTAAATAAACTCGCCGACGCTGTGGGGGCTACTCTTGGTCCACGCGGACGCAACGTCATCCTTAAAGGCAACAATACCAAACCTATCATTACTAAAGATGGTGTGACTGTTGCAAAATTCTTCGATTTAGAAGATCCTATCGAGAATCTTGGAGTGCAAGTTATAAAGCAAGCATCCGAATCGACCAACAATACGGCAGGAGATGGCACAACCACTTCAACGGTTCTCTCTCGTGCTATTCTAGAGAAAGCCCAGATGCATCTTTCAACAAATGTATCTCCTATCGAATTAAAACGAGGCATCGACACCGCAATTTTAACAATTATTGAGGAATTGAGAGAAAAGGCCAAACCTGTTTCAACCCAAGAGGAAATTGAACAAATTGCTACCATTTCTGCAAATGGTGACAAAGGTATTGGTAAACTAATCGGCGCAGCCGTAGATCAAGTCGGCAAAGATGGTGCAATTACAATTCAAGAAGCTAAGTCCAATGAAACTTCTTTAGAATTAACTGAAGGTTTTAGATTTGACTCTGGCCTATTAGCTAACGCCTTCATTACTGATGAGCGACGTGGCGCGATGAGGCATGAAGACTGTCTTATCTTGGTTACAGATAAAAACATTACAACTATTGATGAAATCTTGCCAGTTCTTGAGATCGCCGCCCGTGATGGCCGACCACTTATCTTAATCGCCGAAGACATTTCAGGCCAAGCACTAGCAGCGATGATAATGAACGCGATGAAAGGAGCCATGAAAGTTGCAGGCATCAAAGCCCCACGCTATGGTGAAGAACGAAGAAACATTCTGTCGGACTTATCGATCTCTACCGGCGCAACGTTCATTTCTCGTGAAAGCGGAATACAATTTCGTTCCGTTAAGTTGGAGCATTTTGGCACAGCCACCACCGTCGAGGCGGGCAAAGCATTTACCACCATTGTTGGCGGCAATCAAGATGACGAGGCAGTTGAAAAGCGAATTGAAGATCTTAAGTCTCAAATTGAATCCGAAGAAAGTTTAAATATATGCGAAAAGATTCAAGAAAGAATTACTCGGTTGGCATCTGCCATCGCAATCATTAAAGTCGGTGGCTTGACCGAGGTTGAGATGATTGAAAAGAAACATCGTGTTGAAGATGCGCTTGAGGCAGTTAGTTCCGCACAACAAGAAGGGATTATACCCGGAGGTTCTTCTGCTCTATTACGAGTTGCCCGTAAAATAAATATTGAGACAGAAAACAAGGAACAACAACTCGGAGTAGAAATTATAAAGGAAGCGATTAAAGCACCATTTAGAAAGATGGTGTTAAATGCTGGGCTGTCACCGGATATTTATTTAGAAAAAGTAGAAAACCATACCAATCCTGATTCTGGATTAAATGTGACCACTGGTGAGATTGTTAACATGTATTCTTATGGAATTATTGATCCATTTAAGGTCGTGCGTTGTGCTCTTGAAAATGCGGCGTCTGCTGCATCAACACTGCTTTTAACCGATCACGCGATTGTGGAGGAATAAGGAATTTCCCCTACTACTTACTACCGTGAGTGCGCTTGAACAACAGACTATTGCCGAATTATCTACACGAGTAGAATTTTTGGAAGACAAAATAATGGATGCTTTGGAGGTTGTTAAAGAAAATCAAGAGCGTATGTGTGTGGACATCGCAAAAATCAAAGAAGCAGTATATAATCCAGATCAAGGACTTTATGCACGATTAAGAATTCTTGAAGAAGAAAGTAAAAGCAGGGCAAAATTTTTATGGATTCTCCTTTCAATGGGGATCGGTTCCATAGGCACTGCTCTTATGTCACATTTAAGTTAATTAATAATTTATTTTGCTTGACACTTCCTTATCATTATGTTATTATTATAAGCACAAATGAGGGAACCGTCAAAAATGTCACAAGATTCATCTAGTAATTACCCTACACCTGAAACAAAACTTCAATTTAGAATAGAAAAAATCCTTAAAGAACCTCTTAATGAGAGCACCCGACAATTTCTTGAGTCGGTCTATGCTTACTATAAAAAGAGTGGCGACTTAACCGAAAAACAATTATCAGCATTTGAAAAGATAGAAAGTCGATTTTCCCCTCAAGAAAAGTTAAAATTTGAATCTTGGAAACAAGATTATGCGGAACATTACAAAGCCGATGCCCTTATAATCGCTCAATATTATGCCAAAACTGGTTATTATGTAAGTCTTGCTGCTAAAATTATGGAAGATGAAACCTTTGTGCCCAACAAAAAAGATTTTATGCGTATGTATACCAACAAATATGCTCAAAAAGTCATCGTTGCAACTCACCAAACTCCTAAATTTGCTGTAGGAGACATGGTACAACTGCGAGCAACGATAGGAAAAGCTTGGCAAGACAAACACCAGAAAAAGCTAAAATTAAGAAAATGTTTTGTTCTGGAAAACGATCTTCTTGTGGTCAATGCAGTCAACGGAGCAAAAAGATATAGAGTGCTGCCCTTGGGTAGTTCTGATATACTTGAGATTGATGAAAGATTTTTAATGAAACCCGACAAAAGGGGAAGGAATTCATAATGAAAGTAGTAGTAAGTTATGCTTGTGACTTGGAAGACATTCCACAAAACGCAAGCGAATTGTTAAACAATTTAACGGAGCAGTTTTATACTGCGGAAAGAATTTTGGATGAAGCCATCGAACAATCATGCGACAATTCAGTTCCTGCCGCTATGGAAACTATCGATGATCTTCGTCAGATATTGGCAAAGATCGATTTGCGGTTGATGGACTGCTCAAGTATTCTTGCGGGATATTCTAAAACAAATGCAGACATTAGACTCGGACATGTTCCAAATCAAGTGGCGCAAGGTACACAAGAAGTTGTTCCACAAGATATTCTAAGCGCAGTGGGAGATACACATGTTAATTCAGAAAAAAACCAAAATGATTAAATTAGTTGAAGTAGTTGAGAGTGATGGACATTATAATCTCCGCGAGATTGTTTTAAACTCTGCTCACATTATTTCAATGGTTGGTGACAACTTCAGTGCAGGTCTTCACGCGAATGGCAAGCTACCAGAAGGGCTCCATGAGGCGCAACAATTTTCTAAAGTTGCTTTAGCAAACGGTAAAGAAATTACTGTTGTCGGTAGTCCTGATATGCTGGGGCAAAAAGTAAAAAATATTCTTCATGGGTGATTTTTTTTGCTTGACATAAGGGTTTTTATATGAGATACTATACACATCAAACAAAAGGAGAGTCATGATGACCGCATTTAATACTTTTTCAACCACTTCTAAACCTATTGTGCCCTTGGTTCCGAGTTCTTTCCCGGTGCCAAACGTTGGGTTGTCCCCCAGTTATCAACTCCCTGATGCGCTGCGCCATAATCCACCAGGAGCCGATTTCGTCCGTTTTACTGATTGGATAGGAGATTATGACACGACCATGAAACAATTCTCAGCTACATACACTAACCCCATCGAGAGGTTCAGTGAATTAGGTGATAATGCTTATGACGCTGACGCAAAGAAGTTTTCTATAGATATAAAAATGATTAATGAAGAACCTATGTTGTGCTTCACCGATAACGGTAAGGGCATGATGCCAGCAATCATGCAATTACGCTTCTTTCAGGCGCGAAATATTACACGGGAACAACGAGGCCAACATACTTTAGGAGCCAATGGGGTCGGCGCAAAGGGAGCACTATACGGTCTGGGTGACAAAGTTGATGTAATTAGTAAGCCTAACGGTGCCCCAGATTGTTTTGTTATAGGAAGAAATTATAAAGGGTTAGTCCGATGGGATTGTCCCGTATCTAAACTATTAAACCCTAGTCACGGAGAATTATATAGGCAAGTTAAAGCTATTTGGGATTCTTGCGGACCTCAAGCTGATCATGGCACTTTAATAATGGTTAGAGATTTACGCAAAGGTTTCCAGAATTTATATTCGTTTCCAGCAAATACCACGCACTTTCGTGATGCGGTAGCATCTGGACTAGGATTGGTTTATGACAGGTTGTTAAGCGACAAATTTCAAATCACTGTTTGTGATAAAACTATAAGTCGCGCCGATATTACTAAAGGCGGAACTCATTTAACAGATTATGATGAAGAATTCGAGATAATAGATCCTGAGACAGATAAGAAGGTTGTGTTTAGAACTCAATTGTGGCAATTCTCTACAAGGATTAAAGACGACCATAATCGCTTAATTTATTGGAGGAATAGCAGGTTTATAGGAAGTGGCATTCGCAGTATTTTTCGCACCAAAATTAATAATCAGCAGGAATTTGAGAAAATACAACTCCATGTTTTTGTTAAAGATAATGCTGATGGGCTTTTAAATATTCAAACCAACAAAACAGTTGATGGTTCTAAACAGGCTCATAAGTCATTTCAGGCGGAAATCCGGAGTCGCTATAAAGCAGCATTTGATGAAATTGCGCCCACTGGCAAAAAAGATTCTGAAGAAGAAAGCTTACAAAAGGCATTAGCGCACAGCAACGAGGTAAAAGATACAGCACTTGCACAAGTGGTTAAAGGTTTTACCGGGTTTGCTCTTGACGGAGGAGTGGAGGATTTTACCAAACCGATACCCAAAAGACTGGGAGGAAGTGCTATTCAATATGATAAGCCCGATAAGGAATATAAGCCGAAAGATACGCCTTTTGAATTGAAGGTAGAATGCGCTTTCCTTGATCATTTACGCCCCGTCGAGTTTGACAAAAAGATTTTACGCGGAAATCGTCTAGAAGTGTCCATGACAATTAATCTGAGAGATCCTTTAAATCAAGAGATCTTTACGTCTAAAGTAAAGTATGTTAAGGGGAAATTGGCTACTCAACGCCGTGAAGAACTGTTACGTTGGCTTCTCTTAGAAGAAGACGAGGGTTGTGAGAAATTGGAAAAGTGCTGGGCACAAGAATAAATACTTGACGCTCCAATAACGGTGTTTACATTACACTCACGGAGGAAAATAATATGTCATCACTAATTCGTTTCAACAATAATCATTCAGATTTTATCGATAGATTCTTTGGGTTTGATGATCTTTTAACAAGACCACTGGTCAAGGAAACAAAAGATTACCATAAACCAATTGTCAAGAGTCTTGAAGATAAATATGAAATCTCTTTAATTGCTCCAGGTCTGGAGAAGAAAGATTTTAATATCACCCTTGAGGGAAACCAAATTACGATCAGTTACGACGCTAGCGAC